CACATGAGGAACTGGCGCATTCAGCGTTTCCGTGGCGACAGCGATGCCCATGTGTCCTATGTGCGCTTAGAAGCACAGATTGAAGCATTGGCATACTGATGGCAACCGCACCCATTTCCCGCAGACTTAACTTGACCCGTGACCAGCTTGCGGAGTTCTTGACCGATCAGCAACAGATCAGACAGTTTGAATTGTTGTTTTCTACTGTTGACCAGTTACAGGTCATAACAGGCACTGACTTTGAATATCAGGCAGATACGGCTGCGGCAACCGCAAACGAGGCATTGGCGCAAATTGCGGCACTTTCGCAAAATACTGCGGTAGAAGATGCCGTGCTAAATGCCAAGGTACAGCAGACATTGGATACTATGGCAAGATTGGCACAACCATTAGAGTTGCTTGCACTTGCTCCTGTGCGTAATAATATCGAATTGGCGCACGATGTAAATGGCATCTTGCCCTATGCAAACCAAACCGCAAGGGTGCGATCTAATCAGGTGCTGACATGGCTTTCGATGTAATTACCCCTGTTAAATTAGGCCAAGCCGCCATCACAACGGGCGTGACTACGCTTTATACAGTGCCAGCTTCAACTAGAACCCTGCTCAAAGAATTCAGCATTGCAATACAACGGCATTGAGGTGCTTAATGCTGGCGATACCATTCAAATTCAGGCTGTCTCAACAGGCTTGACCATTATTGCCAGTGGCGCAGAAGCCACATAAGGAGTAGATATGACAGTTACAGTAAAAGTACTAATTCCAGCCAAACAAGCGGAAAACACGCAGACCACGCAATATACAGCAACCAACTGCAAAACCATTATTGACAAGTTTACTGCCACCAATACCACGGCAGGTAATGTGACTATCAGCGTCAATTTGGTCACCAGCGGAAGTGCAGCAGCAGTAACAAATCTTATTGTGGATACACGAAGCCTTGCGCCTGACGAGACATATACTTTCCCCGAGCTGGTGGGTCAAGCACTTGAACCAAGTGGTTTTATTTCAACCATTGCAAGTGCAGCCACATCTTTGACCATCCGTGCCAACGGGCGTGAAATTACTTAAAGGAGTTAGAAATGAAAGAATTTATGATGATTCCCCGAGGCTTTACTGGCCTACCAATGGATGAGGGATTCTTGACCACAGCAGAGAATAAAAAGAATTATGCCGTTGCGGTTGCTGATTGGAACTATGGCCCTGAAATGCCCACCAATGAGGCTGGCGCAAATAAAGAGTTCTACGTAGGACTTGCAGAGGCAATGCAATGCGATGAAAAAGACGCAAGACGCAAGCATTGTTCAAACTGTGGTTATTACGACAACAGCTTCATGACTCAGGTAAAAATTGAGCGTATTCCTATGGCTGGCTATGACAAGGGTGCAGGGTTTAGGGGTCATTGCGAAAAGCTGAACTTTATCTGCAACGATATGCGGGTTTGTCAGGCTTGGGAAGATGAAGAAGAAGAAGATTGACCTTTTGGCAATTTGTGCGAAAATCAAGCCGCTGAGTTCTGGCATCCAGCGGCCTGCCCTAATTAGGAGTTGTGGATGACCAATGGACTGCGAGAAAACCTGACTAAGGTTTTTATGCTGCCTACGCCAGCCGTAGAGTGGCTACTCATGGTCTTTGACGCAATCCAAGTCTTTGATGATGTGGCAGATGGCGATCAAGTGGAACGAGAAGACCTCAATGCGACCATTTGGAACACATTGGTGGGTATGCATCAGAACACATTTTTTATCGCTAACAGCGCCCATTTAACGCCCTTGCTGGCGACAATGATTCTCAAGTGGCAAGCCTCGGACACGGCAGAGCGCAATAAACAGGCAGATGCCAAATCGTTTGTTTGGCGAGCTGGATATTACGACTTGATTTTGATGACCGTTTCGCTAGTGCATGGGGCTGGATATGCCACAAAATATGGTCATCATGTGATGGCTTTGTATGGCGAGACTTTTGAAGATTACATGAAGGAGTTTGGCGATGCCTGATCCAGTCACAGCCCTAGTCGTTGGTGGAAGCCAACTCATTGGCAGTTCAATGCAAGCCAAAGCCGCTGGCGAGGCCGCAGACATTCAGTCTGGTGCAGCTCAAGCAGGTATTGAAGAACAGCGTAGACAGTTTGATGCTTTACAAGCACTATTAAAACCCTATGTAGAAGTTGGTGTGCCAGCAATGGCTCGTTTTCAAGCATATGGTGAAGCAGGGCCAAAAGCATTTGAACAACAACAAGCATTAGCTGGTGTTCTTGGCCCTGAAAGACAGGCAGCAGCAATTGCTGAAATTGAGCAGGGTGCTGGTTTCCAAGCCAGAGTGCGGTCTGGTGAAGAAGCATTATTGCAACGTGCATCTGCCACAGGTGGATTGCGTGGTGGCAATATCCAAGCGGCATTGGCTCAATTTAGACCACAAATGTTGGAACAAGAAATTGAGCGCCAGTATGGAAGACTTGGTGGTTTCTCAGATATTGGTCGTGAAACAGAGGCTAATTTGCTAAAAATCGGTCAAGCATCTGCCGCAGGAGTAGGCGCACAAGGTATTCAAACAGGAATGAATGTTTCAAACTTGTTGGCTCAACAGGGCGCAGCACAAGCTGGTGGTGAACTTGGACAAGCCAAGGCTTATGGTCAACTCTTTAATTTGCCTGCACAAATGCTAGGTTTCCAGTATGCCGCAGGCGGTAAAGCTGGCACAGGCTTTAAGTTTTAAAGGGATAAAACATGGCAACCATAAATCCATTCCAAGCACCTATTAACTATGCAATTGATGTGCAAAGTCCATTTGAGGCGGCACTTGGAGGTTTTAAACTTGGTGCTGGTGTTGCTGAAATTCAAGCAGCACAGCAAGCGAGAGAGAGAGCGCAAACAGCTCAAACTGAACTCGCAAATTTATTCAAAAACCCGAATGCAACAGCAACAGATTACGCAAGGGTTACTGCTTTTTTGCCTAAAGATCAAGCCGCAACAGTATTGTCAGGTTTTGAGGCTCAAACAAAAGAACAGCAACAAAACACTTTGCGACAAGGCACTCAGGTTTACACAGCCATTAAATCTGGAAATTTGCCAGTTGCTGAAATGCAACTTAAAGAACAAGCCCTAGCACTTAGAAATGCTGGTAGAGAAAAAGAGGCGCAAGGTTTTGACGACCTTTCAAATCTTATTAGGCTCAACCCAACAGGAGCGCAGACAACGATTGCGTTGACTATTGCTGGATTGCCTGGTGGTAAAGATTTTCTCGATAATGCTGATAAGGCATTGTCAACACAAAGAGCAGAAGCCCTCCAGCCAAGCGCATTAAAAGAAGCTGGAGCTAAAGCAGAGCAAGCGGTAACTGAGGCTCAAACTAAAGTTGCAGACTTGCGTATCAAATTGCAAAACGAACCAATTGAAGCTGAAAGATTGATAATTAAACGAGACCTTGAACTTGCACAAGCAAATCAAGAAAAGGTTAAGGAAAAGTATGCAGAACAAATCACACTTGCTGACATTAAAAAGAAAGCCGCTGACCTTGGTTTGACAAATGCACAAACTAGTCAGGCATTGGCTCAAACCAAAAAACTTGGCGCAGAAATACAGAAGGCTGCACTAGAACTTTCCGCACTTCAGGCCACTGGTGGTGTTGACCCTGATAAGAAGTTCACACAAGAAGAAAAAATACGCAAAGAATGGCAAGGTCGTAGCAAGGTATATGGTGAACTGCAAGGCACTTACAGCAATATCAAATCTTCGGCAGATGCAAAGACAGGCCCAGGCGATATTGCTTTGATTACTGGGTTTATGAAAATGCTTGACCCTGGCTCTGTGGTACGTGAGACAGAATTTGCAACTGCAAGGGATACTGCTGGTCTTTACGAAAGATTGCTTAACACATCACAAAAATTGCAAAGCGGTCAACTTTTTACTTTGGATTCAAAGCAACGCCAAGAATATGTCAATTTAGCCAAGCAATATCTGGACTCAGCACAGAAAAAAGCTGAACAAGAAAAAAAGGACTTAAATATTGTGGTGAAGAACTACAAACTGAATC